ATAAGCACCATCTTTACGCACCCAACCATAGGTGAGGTTGACAAAATCCACCATCACCCATTCCCACACGCTCCAATTCCGATCATCCTTGTAGCAGACACAGTTGGTCCTGCCGTTGGAAGAAGGAGTGAAGGCAGGAGGCAGAGTGGCATCTGCAACCTTCTCAACGCGGAATACCCGGAAGGGTCCACCGAAGTCACCAGATCCATCGGCTTGTGCCCGATAGAACAGGAACACGTCTCCAGTCAGGAACTCGGGAGACTCGTTAGCCGCAATGGCTCTAGTGGCTTTGAAGATACCGCCTTTGTAGTAGACGGTTGTTCCATCACTGTAGACACTGCTTGCCGTGTACTGAGCAATGTGAGCAGGGGTGTTACCAGAAACCCACTGCTCTTTTTTGACGTTCCAAATCAGGGCATCACCATTGCCCGGTGCCTTGCTGCCAAGGTCCACGTTGGCAAGGTCGCCAAGCAGTCCAAGGGCTCTGGTTTCAGTAGCAAAGTTCCAGACCTTCCAAGCACCGTTCTCATACACCTCAAAGTGAGGAGGAGTGGTGTTCTTATTGACCCAAATGTCCCCCTCTTTGGCGTTGGGCCACTGGACCCAGGTCGTGCCTCCACTGAGAGTTCCAGGCCCATACTTACCAGTGAAGTAGGGGATAGGGTTGATAACGGATAGAGGCTTCCACTCACTGGCTGCTGCGTCCCAGGACGGGACTTGACCTGCAGTGGCTCCACCAAGTTGACCAGTGTCTCCAAGGTCTTCAAGGCGTAGGGCCAAGGTGGTGGCAGCGTCCCATTGCTGGGTCATGTCATCCCATTGGAGGACAGCACCATCAGTGGGATTGAGGACGTTAGCATTTACATCACTCAGATCATTCAGGGCTAGCTGCGTGGGCACCCATTCGTTGTTGACTGCATCCCAGGCAGGAACTTCCCTGTCATTGGCGGCTGCCAGGTTGTGGCAGTCCTCCAGCTCCTCCAGCTTCATGTGAGGCAGTGGAGTGATGTCTGTCCACTTGGAGCCAGGGTCACCAGGAGGCAGGTCACCGGGAGAGATCAGCGCATTGGCACGGAAGAACGCCTTCTGGTAGCTGACGACTGACCCCTTCTCCCAGCTGGTGTCAGACCATGAGGTGAAGCTGCCCAGAGAATCCCAGCGTTGCTTGCTCAGCAGGTCACCAGGGACATGCACCCATTTGGTTCCATCTGATTGAATCCAGTCACCCACCTGCAGCACTTCCCCAGCCAGGTCGGTGCCAATGCCTGGGTCAGCTGCTGTGACCACATGACCCGGCGCCCCAGTCCAGCTGTAGTAGAAGCCCCTGTTGGCCAATGCCACAGCAGGCAAGGCAGCCAGCGTGGACTCCTTCACCACACCACGGAACAGGGAGCCAGCGCTGATCCACTGCTTGATCGTGTCCTCGCTCAGGCTCTCAAGCCAGTTCGCACCATTCCAGAACTTAATCTCGTGGTGCAGATTCTCAGCGGTGAACTGGATGTCTCCAGGCCGCAGCTGAGCAGGACCAACACCATTGGCTTGATCAGGGGCAGCCTGCGTTCCTTTGACGAAGCTCTTGGTGGTGCCACTGGTCGCAGCAGACGGTGCCTTCGCCACCCACCTGCCAGCCACCTGGTCCCAGGTAATGACCTGTCCATCAGCCGTGGCTGTCACCACCACTGGAGACGGTGGGGCACCGCTGCTGATCGCACTGCCAGGAGCTGGAGTACGGGTCAGCTCCCATTCATTCTTGACCGCCTTGTAGGTGGCCGTCAGGATCGACCCATCAGGAGCAGTGGCTGACACCACCTGTCCATCAGTCGGGTTCTTGGGAAAGGGGAAGGACATGGCTCAGGTGGGTGGTGATGTGGAGTGTTATTTGCCAACAGACAAGGCAGCGATCTGGTGCTCCAGCTGCTCAATCCGCGCCATCGCCTCGCCCAAAGCCTTGAAGCCCTTGAGCATGGCGACGGAATAGCGGACCCCTTTGGTCGTAGTGCCAGTCGGCTCATTAGCAACGGTTTTATTCCCGTCCGCGTCTACTCCTTCCGTGCGCTTCATGTCGGGAGTGTCAAACACCAAACCTGGGCACTGCCCTTCGATCTCTTGGGCAACCCAGCCAATCTGGGGAACATTGAGCGGGTCCGACTTAAGAGTGTACCGCTGAAGGTGATCAGCCAGAAACTTCACATCATCCCATTGACTGCTGGCCGCGCCCAACAGGTTCTTCAACTTTCGGTCTGAAATGGCGCCATAAACGTTGTTGACGTTCTGGCAGTTGCCATCATCAAGAACCCTGAAGACGCTCTTGGCTGTTGGTACGTGATACGCATTGATGATGGGACCGTTGTAGCCAGTAACGGCCTGATTCCACTGAAGCTCCAAAACGGATGGGGCTCCAACAGCCGTGCCAAGGTTCTCAACGACAAGCACAGCCGCACCAGGCGGGCATGTTCTTGCAATGGTATGGGCAGACAAGTTGGCCGCAGATCCAATTTGCAGAAGATGCTTGCCGGTAATGGTGCTATTCGGCATCTTCAGGTTTTCGCCCAGCCTGAAAGTAGTCACGCCATCAATGATTGTGTTGAGAGCGCTATCCGTCAGGTCTTCCACCGGAGTGCCGGTGCTGTTCCAGCTGAACTGGACAAAGTTATGGGCACTATCAGCGCCGGCAACCCCAGCAGGAATGTAGACACCGTGGTTCCCGGTGCTATACAACTCCATCGCAACGCCAAAAATGTTGTTGTTGCTTGACTGGTGATTGGCTGCATGAGCTGCCGCTGGAGTCAGCTTATTGCCAAGGTAGATCGCGTAGCCACCATTCTTGTTGCAGCCGTTGATGAAGCCGCCATAGATTGAGTTAGCGTAGGCGCCGTTCAATCTCCAGCCGTAGTGCCAGAAGTGATCAATCGCGCAATTAACAAAGGTGTGCGAATTGCTGACGTCAGTCAGCCAGTACGCCACTGACGCATCGAAGACCCGCACATTTGACACCGTGCCGAAGTAGTTGGCGCTACTTGTCCCCTTGGTCGGTTGCGCCGAGGGAATGTAGACGCCAACAGTGGCGGCCTCAATAGGCTCTGTCGTGTACGCCTTGCAGCGCACATCGCAATTCACAAATGACCAGCACAGGCCATTGCCTGTCTGAAGGGTGCCGGTATCTCGATGGCCCAACGCAACAACACCGCGAGGAGAATCGTTCTCCGACAGAATCTCGCCAAAGCCCCCGTCAAAGTGTCCATAAAGACCAAGCAGTTCAACCACTGGATCGGTTGATGTTGAAGACGCCGCCACCCGTACCAGCGTGGTGCCGGCGCTCATTGACACCAGCTTCCGGTGGGTGTAGGTGCTGTTGATCAAAATGCCGCCATCGCAGCGGTAGCGACCAGGCGGAATGACGACATGATCGTGGGCGTCAATCGCTGCCTGGATAGCGGCGGTGTCATCCACTGATCCATCGCCCTTGGCGCCAAAGTCCTTAACGCTGACTGCATCCTTCAGCTTGCTGAGGACTGTCCTGGGCTTGGCGTTAGTGCCGTCCTGCAGGAACGGCTTCTCTGGCGTGAACTCAATCAGTGAGTCATCATCTGCTCTGGCAAAAAGCCCAGGGGTTTCATGGTTGTTGTTCAACCACAGTTCCCCCTGGGCCAACTCCCCCGCCGCAGCAGGTTTAGAGACCGTGGGCTTGGTGCCCTTGATTCCACAACGGCGAAGAAGTAGTTGCAACATCAGCTGAAAGTCCCCAGATCAAGTGTGTTCACGAGCTTGTATGCAGCAGCTGTGCCATCGGTGATGGCGTTATCCCGCACCAGCACACCCTTCTGGTTGGCAGAGGTGACGCTGGCCACGGTGGTGTCACTCACGTCAGATGCGGAGTGAACGGAGAAGCCCGTTGCTGCCACCACACCAGAGAACACCAGGTGCCAAGTCGCACCGTCGTAGACGACGTGATCGTTGGCGTTCATCGCCACGTTCAAGGTGGCTGGGGTCTCACCAGTGACGGTGCCAGGCTTGACCACCAGGAGGTAATCGCCCTCCTTCATGCCGCGGCCAGCAGCGATCTTGGCTGCAGCAGCAAAGCCAGTGCGGCCACCACCAGAGGCAGCAGTGGTCACGGTGGCAATCGAGCCACCACCTGCAGCGCCAGCGTCGTAGGTGCCCAGCAGGGTGGAGCCCGTAGCCAGACCAGCCACCAGTTCAGCCAGGGCTTTCACCTGGCCAGCAGTGGCAACCGCCAGACCATCAGGTGCGGTGGCCCCTGCCTGGGCCGTGGGCTGCACATCAGTGTCGCGGGCCAGGTAAACAACACCCTTGGTGCCACCAGTGCCGGAAGCGCCGGTGCCAATGCGGGCGGTTGCATCAGGCAGCGCACCACCAGTCAGCAGCCAGCTGGAGCCATCCCACACATAGGAACCACCAGGGGAACCAGCGGTGCCACCGCTGACCACGATGGTGTCACCCGAGCGCAGGTCAGCTGCAGAGTTGATCTGATTGGCAGGTGGCGTGGTGCTGGCCACCAAGTAGGCAGTGGTCCGCACCGTCATGGTGCCCGTACCACCGTTGGCTGCATCAAGTGCAGCACCGGTGCCAGAGAAGATCCGCACCGAGGCCGGTGGGTTCTTCAGTTCATAGATCTCATAGCCCTTGCCAGCAGGTGGGGTGGCAGGAACCACCACGCCAGCCACGCCGAAGACGGTGGCAGTACCAGCAGTCAGTGGGGCACCAGCGGCAGAGACACCGTTGGAGCCATCACCCATCAAGATCCAGCCGTTGGCCAGATTCAGTGCAATCTGTCCGGGCTCAAGTGAAGCGGGGAGAGCAGTTGCGCTGGTGGTACGCAGCTGCTGAACAACAACAGTCATCAGATCACTCCTTGATCAATGGTTTGGATTTCATGGACAGAGTTGGCAGCAACGCCATTACCAGCAACAAGTTGACCGGTTGGCGGGGCGACCCCACCAGCCAGCACCCACTGCACACCTGTTCCGTCGTCGTATCTCAGACGCATCTCCCTCCGATTGGTGTCGTACCACAGCCCGTAGGTTGTTGGTTCAGGTGGGAAGGCAACGCCAAAGAACACGTTCGGACCAGGCGGACCCTGCGGGCCAGTGTTGGCCAGCGTCACCCAGGCGCCAGCATCTGCATCCCAGAACCGCTGGACCAGCTCATCGGTGTCAAACCACTGCTTGCCTTGCTGTTCCTTCTGCGGCAGACCCAGGGCAGTGGGAACACCGTCCTGCACATAGGGATCCAGTCGAGCACTGATCGCATCAGTGGTGGCGATGTACTTGTCCTTGCCATCCTTGGGCCAATCACCCAGCAGCTGGTCCAGCTTGGTGATGGTCTGAGCAATCTCAGTTGCTGTCCCCTTATTGGGGTCCTTGCTCCTGGGCAGGTTGTTCCAGAAGGACAGGCTGGCAGCAGGGTTCCCACCACCAGGGATCGACCCCTTCCCATACAGCAGCAGCAGCACCGCATCGTGGTGTTCCTGGATCAGGTACAGCCACTGCTTGTCTGACTCGTTCAGATCATCCGCAATGATGTAGCTGCCGTCCTTCCACTGGACGATCTGATCGTCCTCTGGCGTGATCCGCCGCACCGTCAGCACCTGGGCAGGAACTGGCGGTGTCCCTGCCACTGCTGCCTGCGGTGCCACGTTCAGCTTCAGCTGCGTCCCACTGGTCCAGCTGTAGTCCGTCCCATCCACCAGCTCCCTGCTGTCAAGGAACAGGTGGACGTGAGCGCGATCCAGATACGGGAACGGGACGCTGAAATCCTTGGCAGCCCCATCCCCCTGGTACTGGCGGTAGCTGTAGGGGGTGGGGATTGCCATTGCCGAAAGGCTTGCACCTGTGCAGTCCTTAGGCTACCGGCCTCCCTATTGGCGGCCCACCCCCATGCCGTTGATGCTCTCTGCGTACTGCTGCAACCCAACCTGCTTCTGCCTGAGAACGGCCTGGTACCGCTGACGGAAATCAAACTGCTGGTTGCTCAGCAGCTTCATCAACGCCAGCCGGTCGTAGTAGTTGATGATGTCGTCAACAGGGGCGTAGAGCTTCCCACCTCCTGACTGCTTCCGCTCAGCCAGGCTCTTACCCTGCTGCACCGCCAAGCTCGGGCTGACACCACCTGCCGGGTCGTTGAGCAGCTGGTTGTACTTCGGATCACGCATCAGGCTGCGCAGTGCACCTGCCATGTCCTGGCCCTGCACGTACTGCCAGATCGGCATGAGCCGACCAGCTGACTGACCGATCCCCTCCGGTGGGATCTCACCCCTCACCGTCCGCATCGTCTCCCGGTAGAAGTCTTCCTCGTCATTGCTCATCTGGACCTTGGCGCCACCCATCTCGAAGGTGCCATCAGGACGTGGCTTGTCTCCGAAGCCATGCTTCTCCAGCCACTGGTACAGCTGATCCTGCGGCTTGATCACCGGCATGAACGGGACGGTCAGATCCACCGGCAGACCAAGTGGTCGCTGGATGCTGTTGCCCAGCCAGTCCTTCTCCCGTGGCAGCAGCCCGCCGAGGATGCCAGCGTTGCCCTTCACGAACGCATCGCCCGCCGTCTGCAGAGCATTGATCACCGGCTGAATCAGCTTGTAGTTCGGGTCCTTCTTCAGCGCTGCCACCTCGTTGGCTGACAGCATCCGCCGCTTGGCCAGCATCTCCTCCGCATCGGAGAAGGACCGGGACACCGTGCCACCGAATCCACTGAGTGGCAGCAGGCCGCCCATCTGATCACCCAGCACCCGGCCAAAGTCGTAGCGCTGCGGGTCCTGCGCCCAGTTCATGATGCTGGTGATGTTCTTCAGCGCTGCCTTGTTCTTGATGAGGTTGGCGTAGGCCATCAGGATCGGAACCATGTTCACCTCGCCTTCCTTCCACGTCATCACACCATCGTGATACGCACGAAGGATGTCAGCGTGCAGGCCCATCAGGTCGATCACATCAATCGAGCTGCCCTGGAACTTGGTCGCCTCAGCCAGCGTGCCGGCCAAGCTGAAGCTGTACGGCTTCCAGTTCCTCCGCTCACGTTCCCGCTGGCGGACATCGAACGATCCACCATCCGTGAAGAACCCGTTCTCCCACATCACGTGGGTCATGCCAGCAATGGCCACTGCCACTGCAGTGCGGGCCCTGGCATCGGACATCTCCTCCACCGTGAACTTCGCACCCTTGCTCACCAGCTGCTGACCCTCCATCAGGATCTGCTTCGGCAGAGCAACGATCACATCACGGTTCAGCACCCAGCCGATGCCATTGATCGGCACCTTCCAGAACGGCAGCGCCCATCCCATGAACGGGTTGGATCGCATCTGCTGCACACCGTTCACAAACGGTGCAGCCATCCCAGTCACATCACCAGTGAAGGTGCTGTTCTTGGCACGCTCGAGCGACAGCCGGCCCAGCTCTGACTCGGTGTTGGGCACACCCTTCATCTGGTTGTAGAGCATGGCCCGCAGCTCGTCGTCACCGATCTCATCACCAACCGGGATGCCGTACTCCGCGTTCCGTGCCTTGCGGTACTGCACCAGGTCGTCATCGCTGAAGTTGCCGCTGAACATGGCCTGACCGGCCAGCTCGTCAGCACGACGCTCAATCCATCCCACCCCCTGTCCCGCTGCTCTGCCCTCCTCAGCAGCACGCACGAATGCTTCATGGCTGCTCTTCCACGCAAACGCCTGCGTCTGCATGAAGTCGTCCGTTGCGTTCAGGATGCGGAACGGTGCCATGTACCCAGCGTCCGATCCAGTCAGCCGCTCAACGCCACCGCCGAAGACTTTCCAGAAGCCACCGTTGATGAAGTTCAACACGCTCACTGGATTGGCAAGACCCTTCCAGCTGGTGATGTCCTCCCACGCGGAGTCGAAGGCAGCGTTGACGATGGCCTTGGAACTGCGCAGCTCATCAGCTGACTCCACGTACTTCAGCGAGTCACGCGCCACCGTTGTCTTGCCGGTGGACAGCGCTTCCTTGAAGTTGCCCCAGCTCATGCTGAACGCATCCACGAAGGCACGGCCTGCATAGCCAGCAGCCTTCAGCTCATCGGCCACACCAGCCTTGATCCCGTTCTTCGCAGCAAGACGCATCCCGCCAGACGCCATGTCCTCAGCCATGTAGATGCCCTGCACCAGCGCACCGGACAGTGGGTTCCTGATCGCCCAGGTGGAGAAGGACGACAGCAGGTTGGCCCTGCGCAAACTGTTGAGCAGGTTCAGGTCCCGGTAAAACCCAGGCTGATTCAGACCCAGCGCCTGATCAGCACGCTTGGCCGCTGCCATCTGACGCAGTGCCTTGGCGTTGCCCTCGGCCACCACCTTCAACATGTCACCGACCAGGCTGTTGCCGGTGATCTGATCCAGCGTCAGGTCCTGAACGTCCTTGCTCACGTCGATCAAGCTGATCTCTGCGTCCTGCTTGAACTGCATGGACTTCAGCGCTTGGCCAACACGTCGCCGCACCTGCGCATCCAGCTGCTCGTAGAAGTGCGCCCACTTGGCAGCGTTGCCAGCCTGATGCTTCAAGCCATCAGTCAGGTAGCCACCATCCATCGCATCGGCCAGCTCCTCGAGCACATCGGTGTACTGGCTGGCTGCATCCCACCTCGCCTTGGCAGCGGCATAGACAGCACTGGGCAGGTTGTCGATTCCCTTCACCCGCTTCTGCAGCGCCTCAGCCACTGCTCGAGGATCGGCGCCTGCCTGCTGCGCCATGCCCATCAACGCCTTCGCCGCGGCCTGGTTGGTGAATGGCCGGCGCAGCTCCACACCCTTGTCAGTGCCGGCACGCTTCAGACCCATCACCTCCAGCAGGGCAGCGATGTTCTCCTGGCTGGGATCGATCTGGCTGTAGTTGATCATCCGGCCAGTGCGACCGTTCGGTGTCCGGTTGCCCTGGAACCCAGCTGCCACCATCTGACGGACGGTTTCATCGCCCATCTGCATGGCATCCATCTCTGCCTCCGTCACCCACTTGCCGGGATCGAGAGTCACCTCATCACCGGTGTAGGTCTTGAGCACCTTTGGCTTGGCTTGAGGCTGGCCATCAGCCAGTGCTGCCTGCGCCTCCAGCCCACGACGCGTGGACTTCAGTGCTTCCAGCTGGTCCTGCAGTTCCTTGATCTCCTGGCCCAGGTCATTGCAGCTAGCCATCAGCACTTCGCTCCTTGGGATTGGCGGGTCAGTTCTTCCAGCCGTTTCTCAATCGCCTGGACTTGCTTGTCAACCACGGTCATGCCTTGCTTGGCATCAGCCTTGGTCATCCTCGCGGTAGCAGCCTGCTGCTTCTTGGCAGCCGCGGCCTCTGCTGGTGTGGGCTTCGCTGCTGGTGTCTTCTCCACCAGCTCACCACCTTCCATGCCGTACTGCTTCGGCTTGCGTGGTGGCACCGCATCCAGCTCGGGGTTGAACTGTGGTGTTGGTGCCTGGAACCGTTCGCTGTACGGCTGCAAGCTGTAGAACCCTTCACCCAGGATCCCCAGCTTCTTCTTCTCCTCCCACGGCAACGTGTCCCAACCATGCGCTGCCATCAGCGCCTGCTGCTGCGCACGCTGCGCCTGCTCATCCAGCAGGTTGTACTCAAACCGCAGACGCATCTCCTCAATCAACGCATCAGCGTTCTTCCCGCCCGCCTTGTACGTGGGCAGTGCATCGGTGGAGAACGCCAGCGGCAGCTGACCGGTGGGGTCAGCAAACAGGTCATCCACCAGTGAGCTCTGCTCAAACGCTGTGACCGGCCGCTGCGGCAACGGGGTGATTGGTGGCTGCACCTCACCGTTGTCGATTGCACGCTGCAGGATCTCAGCCTTCAACCGCTCACGGGTTTGAGCATCCATGCCGCGGCCGCTGTAGTCCGTTGCCGGCACCAGCTGCTCAACACCATCAGCGTCCAGCACCTTGGTCATGCCAGGTGCAGACAGGTCAGCCGGGCGATCAAACAACGGTGCAGCATCACCGAACTGGTTCGCCTTCAACTGCATCGCCAGCTGCTCAGCCTCAGGCGGCAGGAACCGCCCACGCTTCTCAGCCAACTCAACCAGCGCATCAATGATGTCGGACTTCTTGGCCTGCCATACCCGCCGGCCAGTCCGTGCCTTCACCAGTGCTGCCACCTCAGGACTGGAATCAGGCATCGCCAACCTGCGCAGCTGGTCGCGGTTCCAACCCTCCAGTGCACCGCGGTAGTCATCCGGTGTCTTGTACCCGTACTCACTGGCAGTACGTGTCACCGTCTCAAACGGTGGCAACTTCACCTCAGGTGCCAGCTCAAGCACCCCCTGCTGCTCAATGCGCAGCTGCAGCTGATCACCGACCAGCGATTCAGTCACCCTGCCGCGGCCTTGAATCACCTCGAGCTGCTGCTGTGCCGTAGCCAGCTCCTTCTGCACCTTGCTGGCCATCCGCTTGGCACCGGTCGGTGTCACCTCACCAGCCGCTGCTCGCGCTTCGATCTCCTGCAGCTTGCCCTGCAGACCATCCACCCGCTGCTGCACAGCAGTGAGCTCCTGTGCATTGCGTTCAGCATTGATCTCGGCATAGGCACGGCTGTGGATCAACCGCAGATCGGCGTCACCCATCTCGTCCAGGTGGGCCAGGTAGCTGTCCAGCTCTGGCCGACCGTCAGGCAGATCAAGCTCCGGCTGAACAGGACGCTCAGCTGGCATGAAGTCAGCGCTGTTGCCGCTCTGGATCAGATCGCCAATCTCCTGGTCGATCTTCGCCAGGTCCTGGCTCATGTCCTGGCCAGACTCCATCCCCTGCTTGATCAGCTGGCCGCGCTGCGTCTGCAGCTGCCGCACCTGCAGCCTGATCTCAGGATCAACCGCACCACCCAGCGCCAGATCCAGCTGGCCACCTTCCCCCTGCTGCACCAGGCCCATGTCCTGCAGCCGCTGCCGCTGCTGCGTCACCTGCCGGATCTGCGTCTGCTCTTGCAGTGACCGGGTGATGGCCGAGTCGTACGGCACCAACGCACCACCCTGCTGCTGGTAACCAGGCAGCTGGGGCAATCCGGTCTGACCAGCAGGTGGCAGAGCAGGGCCCGCCATCTGCCGCGGCAGGTACGGCTCGAGCTCTGCCTTCGCCAGCTCATCAATCCACCCAGGCCCGCCCTGGGTCATCCCCTTGCGGATGGGCTTGATCAGTGCACCCATCCCCAGCAACGCCAGCGGTGCAGCGATACCCTCCACCGCCACTGACTTGGCCAGTGACTGCAGGTAGTTCTCGTTCGGCTCCACACGGCCAGGCAGCTTCAACCCAACCGCATCACCCAAATTCGCCAGGTTCCCGTCCGACTGGTCTAGGAACGCTGCAGCCAGTGCAGTGCTGCCCACCGCCTGCCCGACATTGGTGATCACATTGGTGCCAGCCTTCAGCTTCGGGCTGGCAGTGATCGCCACCGCAGCACGACGCACTGCCGCCTGCTGCTGGAATGCCTGCGCTGCCTGCTGCACCCTGCGGATCTTCGTTGCCTGCTGCAGCAACGTTGCGCCAGTTGCAGCACCAGCCAGCTCAGCGCCGACCCCTTCACCGATCGCAAGACCCGCCTCATCAGAAGGCGTCACCTCCTGGCCAATGCCAAGCCGCCATGGGTTGATCTGCCGTGCCTGCTTGTCGCTGATCGTCCAGGCATCCTTCACGTCAATCGGCTTGCCCTGCACCAGGTCACCCAGTGCATTGCCCAGCTTCGAAATCCCGTTGATCGGCCCGGTGAAGATTCCGATCTTGGTGTCAGGGCTGGCCACTGCATTGGCGAACTGCGCCAACGGCTTCAGCGGACCAACCGCTGCCTCCGATCGCTTGGCGTAGGTGGCCCTGGCCTGACCAACGCTCATCCGCTGAGTGCCATCACCCATCGATTGCGGTGCCTTGTTATCCCACTGCGGGTCAAGGTCCTCGGGTTTCGGTGCAAGGTTGAAAGCAGGCATGGGTCAACCTCCGAGGTAGCGGCGTGCTTCGCGTTGAACGTGATCCGGTTGGGCTTGGCTGCCACCCGGTAGTGATGGCCAGGTCGGCGTCAGGATCCGATCGGCTGTGCCGTAGTCACCGCGGCGAATTGCCTCAGCAGCTGCAGGCCGATGCTTCTGGATCCATGCCCATGTGGCCTTGGCTGAACGGTTGTAGTTGGCGTCTCGAGGATCAATGCCACCTGATGCAGCGATGGCCTCAGAGCTGAACGCAGGGAAGGCCTGGAAGTACCCGCGACCTGGTGAGCCCTCAGCGTTCGGGATGTTCCTGATCCGCGTCTCCAGGTACGCCAACCGCTTCAGGTAGCCATCCACCGAGCCGCGGCCACCACCGCCGCTGCGTCCTGAATAGAAGGCGTTGATGTCAGCCAACACCCTGCCGTGATCCTTGGTGGCCACCGGGATGTCAAACGTCCGGCCGTCGTAATGGCCAGGATCCTGATGCTTGCCAACCCGGCCCCACGGCTTGAACTCCGTGATCGGCCAGCCTTTGCTCTTCAGGTACTTGGCCAGCGCCAGAGCCGTCTGAGGATCGTCAGCACCGTGATGAACGTGGTCATTGCCCACACCATGGTTGGCGTCATACCCCGGCTTCCCCTTGATGCCATGCAGCGTCTGCGTCCTGCGGTCTGCTGAATAGCCGAACCCAGTGGTCGCCACATAGTTGCCACCACCACCACCACCGAATGACGCAGGGAACCCAGTCGGCATGGTGGCCGCTGCAGCAGGCGGCATCAGCATGTTCATCAGCCAGCTGCCAGGTGCCAGCGGGTTGTACCCAGTCGGCACCATCCCCATCCCGGTTCCCCTGCTCATGCTCTGCCAGTTGGCACCGCTCACCGTCTGGCCCTGCCGCTGCTGACGCACCTTCTGCTCGATGTACTTCCGTGCCTCACCGTTGGGGTCCAGCTGGGGATAGAACCGCAGCTGCTCGAGCAGATACCGGTTGGTGGTGGTGCCAGCCCTGTTGGCCAAGCGGTACAGCTCAGCGCTCACCGGCTTGCCATTGCTGACGCGAGACAGCTCTGAGTACAACCAGTCGCCATTCATCACAGGGCGAACAGCAAAGCCCTTCACCGTGGTGTCCGGCAGCGCACCTGATGCAGTGCGTGCCACACCTCTGACATCCGGGCCAGGTGCACCGCCCTGCGCAGGACCGGTGCCCACCTTCTTCGCACCCATCTCCCCCGGTGCCTTGCCCGTCAGGGTCTGGAACGCCTGCTTGTACTCCTCACTCTTCCTGGTCTCAGCGATCGACTCACTGATCAGCACGTTCCGGGCGCTGCTGCTCAACGGCACGCCAGGACGCTCAGCCATCCATGCGTCGATCTTCGCCTCAGCGTTACGCAGGAAGAGGTTGTTCAACCGCTGAGTGAAGGCAGAGATCTTGTCATTGCCAAGACCACTGGCAGCAGCCATCGCACCAGCGCCACCCTGCAGCGCAGCAGTGAAGGCATCACCACCGCCCTGCTTCGCCTTGGCTGCATCCACGATCGGCTTCACCTGCGGCAGGCCCAGGTCCTGCAGCAACGCCTTGTCGATGGCCTGCTGCAACCCTGGCGTGGTGTCGGCGGCCTGCTTCTGCTTCGCCTCGATTGCATCCATGTACTCCTTGTACCTGGCACGCTGCAATGCCTCGGTTGGCTCGCTCCTCGCTGCCTTCCTGGCCTGCTCACGCAATGCCTGCACCGCTTCAGGCGTGTTCAGCGCTGACCGCGGCAAGTCCCGGATGCTGGCCATGAAGTCCTCAGACGCCAGCGGGTCCGGTGCATAGGCACGACCCACCACGGATTCTTGCGAATCCATCCGGCCCTTCATGTAGCTGTCGATGTCCCGGTAACCAGCAGCTGCTGCCTTGTTCCTGAAGTTGATCAGCGCACTGGCGTAGTTCGGATCCGTGGGCAGCATCGAACCCGGTGAACCCTCGGCCCACCACAACCCATCCAGCTGCTGCTCAACAGACTTCTGCCCCAGCTCGTACTGCTGTTGCCTGGCTGCATTGCCGCGGTTGCGGGTCTCGAGGATCTCCAGCCCGTAGCTGGCACCCCACGTTGGACGCACTGCGTCACCAGGGTTCCCGCCCTGGATGAATCCCAGCGCATCACCCAGCACCGGCACCTGGCCGTAGGTGCCAAGCAGCTGCGTGCGGATCTCCTTGAGATCATCCGCACGATCCTGCCCACCAACAAACGACAGCGAACGATCCAGCTCACCCGTCAGCACCTGGCCAGCCAACTGCGCAAACCGCGGATCACCCATCGGCACCACTTCACCAGTGGGCAACGTGATCCCGTTCTGCGCCAGCTGCTGCAGCACATTGCCCATCGCTGCCGTGGTCTGCTCCCTGCCGTTGACCCTCAGGGTTTCGGTGTACAGCTTCTGATGCTTCTCGGTGTACTTGTCCCACGCTTGGTTGAGCTTCGGCACCACGTAGTACGCAGCCTCAGGCTCATCACCCGTCAGCCCGTAACGTCTCAATACACCCTGCGTCAGGTCAGCCTTGCGCTTGACCAGTGCGGCACTGCCAGGCTGCACCGTTGACAGCTGCCCCTGGTTGAGCTGCAGATCAGCTGACAGCTCATTGTCNATGTCACCACCAGCCAGCTGCGCCAGCGCACGACGACGACCAATCGCCTTCCATGGGTTGGCCTCCCGCAGCATCTCAGCCGCCGGTGGATCCACCTTCTGCAGCTGACCGATCGTGCCGGCTGCATTGGCTGCACCCTGCTCCTGCTGCAGCTGAATCCCCATCTGCGCCCTGGCGGACTGGTTTTTCAGCTCGGCGTAATACCCCTCCTCAATCTTCCCCTTGGCATAGGAGAGCATTCCCTTCTCTGCCAGATCCATCAACCCACGGCTGAATGGCGCCAGCGCTTCAGCAAGCTGGGCAGCCTGGTTGAAGCCTTGAACATTGCCGCCGCTGGCACGCTGAATCGTGCTGATGCCAGACGGGTTGTCCAGCATCTGTGGCCTGGCCGCACCAGCAACGTTCTGCTGACCGGGCTGGATGAACGCACCGATCGGCCGCGCACCAGGACGGATCTCACCAAATGGAAGACGCTCAGCCATCAGTTACCTCCCGTGCCAGGACCTGTTGAGCTCGAGGGTCTTCTTAAGCCACCCAGCTGGTTGTTCATTGAGATCCCAGCGCTGATACCACCAAGGATGCCAGTGCCAACATTGATCCAACCAGCAGCACTGCTTGGTCCGCTGCCAGTCATTGATGGCCCTGCTGGCTGAATCAACGTGGGCAGCGGTGCAAACGGTGCAACAGGATCCAGATAGGTCTGCTCGTCGTAGAACTGCTGCGACTGCCAGCGGCTGAGATACTGCGCCAGCTGGCCCGCTTGCTCTCTGCCGTACTGCCGCTTCCTGATGCCCTCGTTGATTGCCTGCAGCGTCTCGTAGTCACCCAGCTGACGGGCATAGTCATTCACCAACCGGTCAACGCTGTTGCCTTCCATCGCCATCGCTTGCACCGATGACTGACCCTGCAATGCCCGCCACTGATACTGCTGCAGTGCAACAGCTTCCTGCATGGATGCTTCGGTGTAAGCCTGACCAATAGCGTCACTGTCCTGGAGAAATGCAGCACCAGCAGCTGAGCGAACCTGAGCAACCGTCTCTGCCTGACGGATTGACTTCAGCAGCTCAACATTACGCAGGCTGTTGGTGTACGCAAGGTTCTGGTTGTAGTTGACCGTATCGGCCCAATACTTGTATTGATTGTTCGCATCATTAACGCGAGCATTAAAGCCCGCCTGCCATCTGGCAAATTGGTTGTTGGCGTTCTGAAACGCCACCTGATTCATGTAGTCCTGCTTGGCAGCCTGGTTGCCAGCAATCCCCTGAAGAATCCCAAGGCCAGCGTTGGCAGCACCGAAGATAAATGGCAGCACCATCAGGCTTCCCTCCAGAAACGGCAGAACAGCGCACCGCTCAAACCAATCGGCCGCGGTTCCTCAACCTCAAACCCCAGGTGCCGTAGCCAGCGGGTCGACATCCGGTTCTTCGCGTAGACATCGTTGCCAATCGGCCCGCCCACATGCTTCAAGCAATGCTCTACCCATCCTCGCCCCTCAATGCACAACTGCAATCTTCTTGACCGCGTAGCTGTCAAACCCTCCGTGCCAAGCAGCCAGATCCGATCACCGCACACACCCGTCAGACCAACCGGCTCGCCATCGCTGGTCTCGATGCAGCGGCACAGCTCACTCCCCTTCCAGCTCTGCACCACCGCTTCAGCACCCGGCAGCCGGTGGCTCAGCCACACCTCGTCACGGTCCTCAGCTCGGACGTTCGCAGCCACGTAGTACGCCCTCTCAGCAGTCGGGTCCGTCCACCTCATTGCAGTGACCTCGCCCTGCCAGTCACCAGTGCAACCCACTCGCACGTGCTGAACTTGCAAGGGTGCGGGGTGCTGTTGCGGATCTCCACCGCACACTGCTCACCACGGCTGAGGATCGGGATGTTGAACACACCCTCGCTGTACTGCGGCTCGCTTGAATCCAGCAGGGCAGGGGCGCCAATCTTCGCGCCACGCACAGCACTGGTGGCTCCATCAAACCGGTACACACCCTCGCTGCGATGCTCTGGCAGCACATGCACCTGGAAGTAACCGGTCTCGTGGAAGCGGAGCTTGGCGCTGCGAACCTGCGTCCTCATCGCATTGACCGCTGCCTTGCCGCCACCGATCTCGCGCATCATCTTGAAACGCGTGAAGCGGTACCTGAACTCATACGGCTCACCGGCGTACACCTCAGCCGCTGACCAGTTCCCTCGAGCCACAATGGTGTTCCCGCTGGTTGCTTCGCCCAGGCGAACGCCAGCACTGAACAAGCCATACAGCCCAACCGGGCCAGCGGTGCCACTCCACAGCTCGGTCTTGCCCTTCACCTCATACGGCAGGGTGAACGTGGTCTTGTTGGTCACAGCGTCGTAGACACCCTTGGCCATCCGCATCGCAACCGGTGTCGCCGTGGTGGTGCTCACCCGCCGGTCCAACAGCAGCGGATAACCAACCCCGCTGGTTGATGCCATCCGGTCCATCACCGGCACCATCTCCAGGTACACCTCCTGGCCGTACCGCATCAGGCAGTACAGGGTCTCGCGAATGCAGATCACCTGCAGCACCTCATCCACACCGCTGAACTCCCAGTGGCTCCAGCTGGACTGGGCACGCTCAGCACCCTGGCCGGTGTTGCGGAAGTACCACTTGTAGGTGTAGATCCGCTTCTCGTAGCCAGCCTTCCCGCTGATGGCGAACAGGGAGTTACCCGTGTCGTTCACCGTCATCTTGAAGATCCCAGACGGGATGTAAGCCGAGACATACCCCGTCAGGTCAGACGCATCAGCCGTCAGCGCAGTTCCCGCACCGCGGACACTGAACTCACGGAACTGGCTCCACTGCGCGTTGACCTGGCAGAAGATGATCCCGCCACCCGCCTGCTGGGGTCTGACGGTGGTGTCCACCTCGAACTGAGTGAGCACCGTGATCTGCGCTGTCTTCGGCGTCAGCACTGTCTCAGCCGCATTGAAGCGGAACTGATACTGAGCGCTGAACAGGATCAGCTCGTCCTGGTACGGGACCGCATAGCGCAGCACTGACACTCGGTTGTTGCTGGCCACCACGTCGATGGGATCCGTGTCCAACACCGTGGTGACGGTCTCCGGGAAGAACTCAAAGAACTCCCGCACCCGGCTGAGGATCACGTTCTCATCAGCCAGGAACCCCAGACGGTTCTTGTAGATGAAGACATCGTTGATGGGATGCCCGATGAAACTCGGGTCAGGTGCCGTGTGGTAATCACCTGTCGTGCGCTGCCCCCAGGCAGGGATCGTCACCGTGCCCTGGGTGCTGCCATTGGCTGGACCGAAATAGAACGTCCCATCCGGCAGCCGGATCAGTAGATGGGGCATCGTCGCCACATCCAGCTTGTACTCCACACCGGGGCTCACCGTCTCAGACCATGTGCCCTCACCAAAGTCACCAGACTTCGGCGTGAAGCTCACGTAGTACCCGTCGAAGTTGTTGCCCGGATCCCCCGTGATCTCCACCTGATAACCCTTCGGGGCAATGGTGGGCAGCTCGGTGAACGCCTGCACCTGGCTCAGAATCGCCGTGATGTCGGCATTGGCCCTGGCATCGCTGGCAGCCAGCGTGATCGGGTTGTCAGATTGCACCCACAGCACTGAGCCTGAGCGGGTGATGGTCACACCGCTCAGCGGTGCTGGGCCCAAGGCCCCAACCTGACCAACCTCAACCGGTGTGCTGTCAGAGCCACCCTCCAGCAGGTACTTGGCAACGAACACCTTGTCGCCAACCACATAGGCCGTCCCTGCGGTTGACATCGTGACGGCCGTGGCATTGGTGCCATCACCAACGATGTCCACCTTGATGCCGCTGCCTAACCCGTTGCTGGTGGTCGGCAGTGCTGTCTTGGTCCCGCTCAGCTTGGTGGGGAACAGCGCCTGCGTGAACGTCGCAACCGGCCCAGCCGTCAAGGTCAGCCGCAATGATTCAGCGATGTTGGCGCTGCTGATCCGGTTCTCGGTCACCGTGGTGCCGCTGCTCACCACCGGTGCCACGGCGGTCGTCACCTTGGCCTCAGTGCCGTTGACGTTGACCTTGTATTCCTGGCCGTAGTTCGCAGCACGCACCCACACCAGGGCTTCATGCACCTTCGGCCTAGGCGTTGCCGGTGCCAAAGCAGGGTTCATCGCCACTGCTGTGTTGGTGTTGAGGATGAAGGTGTAGTCCGCAATCGACTGCGATCTGATCTGCTGCCGCGCATCCGTCACGCTGGCCAGATACCCATACCCCCCAGGGGCGTTAACCGTCTTCTCCCCGCCCTGCAGATCAAACACCCGGATCACCGTCTTGGTGATCACCGCCAGGTACTCCTCAGTGTTGTCCCGCAGGATCGTATGAATGAACGCATCACCAAACGGTGTGGTGCTCACCCTGGCCAGCGTGTGCGTGCTGTCCCGCTTCCTCAGACCCTCAGCAATCGAGGACACCGCATTGACCTGGATCTCAGCCTGGGTTGGATCACGCTGCGCATCAGGCTGCTGAGAGACCCCCTGGATCAGCGAGGGGATCGTGTAGGAGACCAGATCAGCCAATGACCCTGCCTCCAAACGTGCCACGCAGCAGGCCGCGGCCAGCCTCGTAGGTGGGGAACGGCCGCAAGCTGGGACCACCGGTCAAGCTGTTCGGCTTGGCCTGGTCCAGCTCAACACGCATCAGCTCGGTCAACGCGGCCTGCTCATCCAGTGCCGTGTACTGCACAGTGCCGCGATCGCCCAGCACCCGTGCTGCGAACACCCGTGCTGAGCGAATCGTCACCCAGCGGTTGAACGCTTCAGGACTCTCGTCCCAGTCCAGAAGCCAGACCACATCAGCCTGGATGGGGCAGACCGCAGGGTCGATCTTGTAGGTGCGTTCCGACAGGTCATAGACCCGCTGCCCCCTGACGATGAACCGCCCATCCCACTGGTACGGGTTCACCGTGAAGTTCACCACGTTGGCCGGCACCACCACTTCACCGCTGGCCGTGTCCCGCTCAAACGGGTAAGCGTCCTCACGGTTCCAGCTCCAGCCGCGGACCTGGCCCTCACGGTGGAACTCGAGGATCGTGCTCTCAGCAATCCGTGCGTCTTGGATCTGCTGGTTGTCCAAGCTGTCCACCGGCTGCTCGCCCACATTCGTGAGCAAGGTGTTCACAGCCTCGAGCAGGGTGGTCCTGCCAGGCGTCTTGCCTTGGTTCGACAGGCCCATCAGACCAGTGCACAGGTGCAAGCCTCATGGTAGATGGCACGAAAAAAGGGGCCAGCCGTAGCTGACCCCCGAACATTCCAGAAGCAGTCTGGCTCAGGCAGTGACAAGAGCCACAGCCGATTCAGCTCGCAGGATGCCCATGCCGAGCGCCTGCCTTGCGACAAGAAGCGAGGCTTGGTACTGGATGTTCCAGTCGCCAGAAGTCACCTGCAGGGAGGGGCTCATCAGGGTCAGCACGCCAACCGCATCCTTGTTGAAGATGAGGCCGTGGCACTTGCTCAGGTCCTGGGCGTAGTCGGCGTTGTAGTCGCCGGCCACCAGGGCGTAAGCAGGCTGCTGCAGATGATTGCTGGCATACACAGGGATGCCAGCCACGCGCATGGTGCGGCCATCGGCAATAGTGCCATTGGATGCGCCACCCGCGAAGTCGGCGTTGATCGCCCTCGAACTCATCGTGATGGCGTAGTAGTCCTCAGGGGTGAAGACAGCCACAACACCATCAATGCCCACGTCCTTCTTCTCAAGCGCAATACGCGCATCGAAGATGGCTTCCACCAGGGCGTCACCTTTGGCCTGACGGGTGGCACCAGCGCCGGTATAGCCGGTGCCGAGGGTGATGGTCTTACCCACGCGACCGCGGTTGTCCGCGGGGCCGGCGGGCTTGGCGGCACCGGTCTTGGCCAGGGGCTCGGTGGCAGTGTTGGCAGCCGCAAAGATCATGCGGGCAACACGCTTGTCGTACTCATAGGCCAGAGCACGGCCAAGCTCAGTGGTGTAGATGGAACGTACGTCGTAGTACGCCATCAGCTCATCAAGCTCAGGGATGGCCGCATCAGCGATCATCAGAGCATCGAGGTTGATCACCCGCTCGTTCAGGTCCGAGGGATCATTGCCCTCGCCCAGAATCGGGGTGCCCGGCTTGTGGTAGCGAGCTGCCATCTTGCCCGTGATGGGGAAGGCAACGCTCTTGCCACCGCGGATGTTGCGCTCGCGGGTCTTGCCCTTGAAGATGCAAGCCTCTTCAAAAGCAGTGAGCACTTCAGCAGCACCCAGCTTCAGGAAGAGTGCACGGTCCTTGTCAAGACCGGCGGCACCAGGGCCCCACGTGGCGGCATCGCCTTTGATCTGACCAATCCGCTGCAGCGCGGCATCGGGAGGAGTAGCCATGAGTCTGTAAAGAGAAGTGATCGGTTCTCACTTCCACCTTCACCAGCTCGGGTTATCCCCGCAGGGGCCCGTCAGTTGCAGGGGTGAGGAGTAATCCCTGCCCTGAAGGTACTAGAACACATCACTCCTGGCGAGCAGTTCACGGACCTTCTGGCGGTAGGCGTCATCCACCTCGTACAGCTTCTGGCCTTTCTCGTTGCGCTTGGACATCGCATCGAGCACCTGCTGCTTGGACTCGAACTTCTCCACCGCAGGCGGCCGGCCACCGCTGATCAGCTTCGGCTCGCTCGGTGCAGCAGGCCCTGATGCCTTGGCCTGGATGGCCTTGAGCGCCCAGCTGATCGCCTGCTTGTTGCCGCTGTCCACCACGGCGTTGTAATCAGCCAGCTCAGCTGGATCAAGGTTCTGCTGCGCCCAGGCACTCAGCTGTTGGAACCCGTCGTCACCGCCCACCATCGCCTTGAGCTGGGCAGCATCCTGCTCAGACAGAACCGGGCTGTCAGCTGCTGCAGCAGGAGGAGCTTGAGTCTTGGTGACATAGGCCTCCACCAGCTGCCGCGGGACATTGAACGCCTCAGCAAGAGAGTCGTAGTGGCTGCTGATGTCTTGGCCTTGATCGGCCTGCCACATCACTTCAGCCAGGTTCAGACCCTTTCCGGCCAGGGCTTCAACTGCTTCCTGCCCGTAGGTCTGGACGGCCTGCTCAGCTGTGTAACCCTGGACAGGTGAGGGTGCTTCGGCTGGGTCGGTTTGCTTCGGCTGACCCAGCTTCTTCTCCAGCTCCTGGTAGGCCTTGGCGAGCTCCTCGAGTGAGTTGAACTTGCCAAGGATCCGCTGCTGTTCTTCCTGTTCCTGCTCGGCAACGAACTCATCAAGCAGCGCCTCCTGACCAGGGGCCACCATCCCCGTTGCTTCGGCTTCGGGCTGGCTGAGGACGAGATTGGAATTGGTCATGCGGTTGGTTCTTCAGGGGGTTGTTGTTGTGCCATCGCCATCTCCTGAGACGTGGCGGCAGCATTGGCCAACTTCTGAGGGTCGGCCATCCCAGCGGCCATGGCTTGCTGGGCCATCGCTTGCTGCTGGGCCTGCTGCGCTTCTGCAGCAAGCTGCTGGTCGGTCTTCACCAGACCCAACGGGCTGATGCCCATCGAGCTGGCCAGACGGCGGATCAGCTCTGTTGGGATCACGTACTGGGCAATCCCTTCAGGGCCGATCGTCTGCTGCAGGATCTGCATGAAGCGAGCGGTCTTCTCCAGGTCGTTGCCGCGGCCAACAGCAGCCAGGCCAACGCTGACCATTGGCTTCACCAGACCCTCCGGCAGCTGTGTCATCCCACCGCTGCGGGTGAACAGCTCGAGCTTGCGGGCGATGTACTTGCTCTGGAACTCAACCGTCAACACGGCGTAGATCGATCCCAGGCTGTTCTCCAGCTGCAGGGCCTGAAGCCTGACTTCCTCGGCCGTGACACGCTCTGCGTCACGCATGTCAGCGAGCATGAAGGCCTGGGCCAGACGTGCCTCAATCCGCTGCAGAGCGGACATCGCCACGTTCAGATCACCACCCTTCTGGGTCTGGATGGTGAAGACATCATCCGGGTTGCCAGGCAGGTAGGCACCGTTCGGTGCTTCAGCCAGCTGCTTGGCATTGGTGACACCACTCGGCTTGACCAAGTGCTTCACCTGGGCCGACACCAGCGCACCCTCAGCCATGGCCTGACTGAGTGCTTCAGCGGTCTGCAGATCAGCGATGCACGCCGACTCCACATAGCCAGGGCCATAGCTGCTGCCATCCACGCGGATCATGCGCAGCGGCAGCCAGGGCGATGCCTCAGCTGATGCACTGCCTTGTGTGCCGTCAATCTCCTTGCCCTTGATCTCCTGGTGCCAGCGGACCCTCTTCCCTTCCCAGACGATGTGGGTGTAGATGCGGACAGCCTTGTCGTACTTGGGGATCGGCACCTCACTGTCAATGATGCCCTTGAGCTCCTGGTCCTCCTCCTCCATCACCTTGCGGATGGAATCAGGCAGTGCCTCATAGCTGATCTCCTCGCACACCACCGCCTCAACTGGGTTGCCCATCGGGTCCCGCAGCAGGGTGTAGCGGTTCAGGTGGAAGCACTTCAGGCCTTCCTCGCTGACATAGAGCAGGCAGTTGCCAGCAACGATCAGGTGCACCAGGGCTTCATGAACGGCCACCCGGTCATTGCTGGTCTCGATGCTGCGCAGCACTGACAGCTCGAGACGGTTCAGGGCCAGCTCAATCTCAGACTTCATCTGAGCGATCTGGTCCTCAGGCATCCCCTGCTGCGCCATCTGCATCTCTTGCTTCTGCATCGCCACCTCATCCACCGTGAAGCGAAAGAAGGATTCAGTGGGCGGCAGCAGGGCAAGCAGCAGACGGCTGGCCAGGTTGTGAACACCCCTGGCGCCAATGCCATTCCATGGCAGCACAAAGGTTTCGTTGTTCTCCCGCACCGGCTCATTGCTGGAGGGGATCAGATACGGCACCGTCAACCGCGACGATGACCGCGCTCGGCTGAGATAGTTGTCGCGGTCTGGCTGGAGAGCGCGGTAGCGAGCTTCTGCTGTGGCCATGAGTTACACCGCGACGTTGGCGCCAGAGCCCCTGCCCTGACTGGTTGCACCCATTCGCAGGGATGCAGTAGTTGATCGGGCACCGGCTTGCGCCTTCTGACGTGGTGCCACCGCTGCAGTCGGTGCCTGCTGGCTGCCAGCACTGCCAAGGATCCGCAGTGACTGCGACACCGCAGTGCCCATGGATCGAAGACCACCCAGTCGCTCCTGCTGCTGCGCCTGAAGTCGATCCACTTCCGCCTGCTGCAGTCCCTTCTCCGCTGCAGCCTGCTGCTGCATCTCCAAGAGCTGTGCCTGCTGCGCTACAGCCGTGGCTTGCCGTTCAGCCGCAAGGCGGTTCATCTCAGCCTGCCGCTGAGCGGCGACAGCATCAGCTTCGCGCTGCCGCTTGGCGGCTTCATGTTCGGCGTTGCGTTGGGCGTTACCTGCACACATGGCTCAGACCCCGATGTTGAGACCAGAGCCAGCCGATGCAGCCACGCCGCCAGTGCTGATCTTGAGCGTGCTCTTGGGCTTCTCCTTCTTGGTTGTGGCCGCAGTGGTCTGAGCATTGACCGGTGCGGTCTGCGATGCAGTCACCGCATAGCTGCCGGTCTGCTGGGCAGCGGCCGCGGCAGCAGCTGCAGCAGCATCCGCCTCGTACTGCTGCTTGATCCTGTCGGTCTCGGAATTCGCTGCGTCGATCTGAGCCTGCAGTTGCTTCTGGAAGTCCGCCTGCTGCTGTCCCATCTGCGAGCGGTACTGATCCAACGAGGCACGGTTCGCCTCGATCTCAGCGTCACTGGGGCCCTGGTAGACGATGTTTGGTGCCTGGGGTTGCGCGAAGCACATGGCTGGTTCTCCTAGGTGATGTTGAGGCCAGCACCCTGACCAGAGGACGATGCAACAGCTCGCTCAATACGCAGAGCGCCCTTGCCCTTTGATGTGAGCGTGCCCCGGTTCCGGCCCACCACAGGAGCCTCTGACGCCTTCTCCGGTGGCGGCACACCGATCAACGCGGCCAGCCGTGCCGCTTGAGCTGACGTGTCATTGGCCTGCTGCGTCCGCAGATCACGCAGGTCGGTCATCACCTTCTGCTGCGCCAGCGTCGCTGCGTTCAGCTGCTGCTGCTTCATCTGGGTGCCGCTTTCCATGACCGACTTCATCGCGTCGATCTGACCCTGCCCCAGCCGGTCGTAAGCACCGGTGTCAGGCATGGTGATCGTGGCTGCCTGGCCGCCTCCCATGCACATCAGCCGTCCTCCAAGTTGAACAAGCCTTCCTCCTGTTCCTCCAGCTTCAAGGCAAGCCAGCGAACAACTGACACCTGTCCGGCGTAAAACCAGACCTCCTTCTCATTCCAATTCAGCTCAGCAGAGCGCTCTGGGAACTGAGCCGCCAGAGCCGCAACCAGCTGTTCGGATAGACGCGGGAGAGGAACCACCACACAGGTGCATCACACCATCAGGCTACCGGTGGCTTCCACAGCAGCGGTATGCCCCGCTCGTGGTCGTACTCCCCTGGTCGGAGGATACGAGCACAGCGGGCCTGAGTGACCGCATAGCGCTCATCGAAGCCGGCCTTCTCGTAGGCCCGTCGCACCGCAAACCACATGTCGGACTCGTCGTCACAGTCCGCCAACAGCTTGCGTGCTGTCACCGGCCCGTACTTCGGACAGCCGGGGTAGTTGTCCGCTGCATCACCGGTGAGAGCCTGTGAGTAGAAGGCCATGTCCGCATCACGGCGGGTCACTTCAATCAAGCCCTCCTCCCGCAGGTGAAGGCCTGGGAGGGTGAGCATGTCCTTGTCCTGGCTGACGATCACATCACCGGGATCGCAGAGGATCCCCAGCACGTCATCGCCTTCAACCTCAGGCAGCGTTGCGATGGACCAGCCGCGGCCAGGTGCCACAGTCTTCACCCACTCGATCAGCCGGCCGTAACCAGCTGGCTTGCGGTACTTCTTCCTGGTCGCCTTGTACGCCGGCCAGAGAGAGTGCCGGAAGCTTGGCCCCTCACTGAAGACCAGCACCGCATCAAAGTTGGGCAGCTGGTCCATGAACTCAGCCACCTGGTCTTGGAAGCTGGCCTGCGCTTCCCCGTGCCGGCAAAAGTAAGTCCAGTCGTTCGGTGCCCACTCAGCTTCAAACTCAGCCCCTGCCGCGCAGCGGTACAGGAACAGCTCAGCATCAATCAGCGCTTTCATCGTCCTGACAATCACGAATGAGACGGTCAGCCACCTCGTTGATGGCAAGGTGGCAGATCTTGGCTTGGCCAGGATCAGGCGCCCAGCTGCGGATGCGCTTGCTGAGCTCAAAGACCACTGCCTTCATCCGGCGGGGGTCATCAATGCCGTACTCACCCAGCGCCCAGTACAGCGTGGAAAGGTCCTTCAGCAGAGTCATTTGACGATGATCGCGTTGGAATCGGGCCAGCGGTTCTTGGCGTAGCGCTTGGCCTTAGCGGCAGTGGCAGCAAGGATGCTGACCTTCATGGGGTTGGATCCCTTCAAGGTCACCAGCAGGTTGAACAGCTTGGTTCTCTCACCAGGCAACGGCCTGCTGACACCATCACCAAGGATCGGCTGCGGGCCATCCATGGTGGGTGGGATGGCATAGCTGGGTTGGATGCGTCCCATCACTGCTGCCCCGCTTCCAAGACATGCTTCAGCGCACGGATGTAGCCGTCGTTGTAGGCCTCGCCGTACTTGTAGCCAGACTTGACGGACTCGTTGTAGCGCTCCATGCCGAACAGGATTAGGCGCTTGATCGTGCCAACGGTGACATCAAGCTGATGGTCCTCCTCAAGCAGTTGGTCTTCACTGAGGCTTGACATTGCGTTCATCGAATACTCGGGTGATCTTCTGATTGCTGCCGGCACTCCAGAGGATGCTGCAGCTGTTCGGATACACGGTTGCGACAACCCCCTTCTTCCACCCGTCAGTCGTGTAAAACCTGACGGGCTGTCCCTCGCGAAACGCTGACCAGCTCACAGCAAAGCCCGGTGGCCAGACCTTCGGTAAGCATCCATGTCCCGGAATCCAGGATCCAAGAACTGTGGATGCTCTTCCAGGAACTCCTTGCTGGGCAGCGTTGGTTCCCTCGCGGTCCTGTTGAACTGATTGATGGACCACAACCCACTCGCCAGCCCACGCTCAAGGATGTCCCTGAGCTCGAGGTTGGTGATCAGGGGCTGCATCGCACCTCCTCCTCAGCCAAGAAGTTGAGGTAGTCAGCCCACTTCGCAGGTGTCAGACCAGGGCCCTCATCCTGCGCAGGAGGCAGAGCAGGGTGCTCGCTGCTGGTGAACGGCAGATAGGCCGCGGCGTTGTGCGGATCAGGGCTGGTCGTGATCGTCACCGCACGCTGCGGCAACAGCTGCAGCTGTGCTGCAGTGGGCTGACACATCGCTGGCAGGGTGTCGCGGAACCCCCAGCTGCGATTCGCCAGCCCGTTCTCGCTGCGATACAGCGGAACCATCAGCTCCTTCCAGGTCGGATACCTCAGGAAATCCTTCCCACCAGTGGTCTGCAACCACTGCTCAGCAGCCCACACCAACTGCGGATCGCTCACCTCGGGGAACTCCGCGGTGAAGCTCACGTACTTCAGCTGACAGATCGTTGGCGTCCACCGGTCAGCGTCCTTGATGCGCAGCTGTGCTGCGATCATCTCGGCCACGGCCAGGAACGTTTCGATCGTCACGCACCCTGCAGGTTCCACCGCGAGATTGCCTCCTGCATTGCTTGGTTCTTGGGCACCAGGCCGGCCTCAACCGGTGGCTGCATGTCCTTGATGTAGTCAGGCTTGAGGGTCTGCCAGCCATGCTCAACACCAGCCTTGGCCAGTGCCAGCTGCTGCCATTCCGGCAGGCCTGCCACA